TCTATATTAATTGTTGGCCAACATGAAAGAAGCCTACAATGGCAAAATCAGCCCACTACTAGAACCTGGTTATCTCAAAAAGTTGCCGAAATTCAAAAATATACAGACAGACCCATAATTTTTCGACCCCATCCTCGTCATCCGATTGGTACTGCACCTATACCTGGTATAATTTTTGAACAACCTAATAAAATTCCAGGCACTTATGACAAATTTGACATTGCATTTGACCATCATTGTGTGATTAGTCACAACAGTGGCCCTGGCACCCAAGCGGCAATCGCAGGAATACCTATAATTTGTGATAAAACCAGTCTGGCACATCCACTTAGTTCTAGTATTTCAAAAATTAATGAAATTTTCTTGCCTGACAGACAAAATTGGTTTCATCAAATACTACACACCGAATGGACCGTTGATGAGATTAGCCAAGGCATTCCACAAAAACGTATATTAAATGTACTAAATCGTTGACAACGTCAAAAAATGTGTTATAATATAAAATATGACACATACCGTTGAGGACGCATTAGAAATTTTAGCAGGACTAACTAGTCGTGCCGTGAATATTCGTATTGACTTTGGAGAAGTTAATCTAGTCAAAAGTCTTGCACGACAAGTTAACCGCGGTACTGCGCTGACCGACAGGCAATTAGACTTAGCCATCAAAAAAATTGAAAAATATCGGCTTGGCTTAGAACAAAATTCGGTAGATGTGGAAAGTTTGCTGGCACTTAAGACACTACGTTTGCCTATAAGACAAATTGATAGAACGCAAACGATATCCTTGGTCACCGACTCAGACAACAAAATCAAAGTTTTAATAAAATTCGTATTTTCTAAGAAATTTGCCGGAATTTGGTCAAATTTACAAGAACAACTAACTGCAAGTTGTCAAGAGACCAAAGGTGAAAAGAAGTTATCATTCAACGAACAAGACCTTTACCTTATAGTCAACACACTACGCCCATTGGGATTTATCATTACTGAAGACGTAGAAGCACTATATGAAAAAATCGAAGAAATTTACCTAAATCCTGACAATTTTGCACCTTACGTGGATATTGTTGACAACGAACCAGTTTTGAAAAATATAAATTTTCGTTGTCAAGAATACTTAGATAAAGAGATGCCTGATCGTAAAGACTCAGATTTTCTTGTTTTTTTAGACAGGGTGAAAAATTGTGGAATTTACCATAAAAATCGCAAAATTATTGAAAAAATCACCGAGATCAGCCCTAATAATTTAATTAAAACTATCCTGGTTTCTCCGGAGACAAGATTTCGTCTTAATCCCGAAGAACATACTATGGATAGTCTCTTTGATATATTAGACGCATTAAAGCAATGGCCGCTTTTGGTAATAGTTGACGAGACAAAAGAAGCAATTTCTCAGATCAAAGGGTTGTGTCAGTGTTTGATGCAACGATGCAACGACGGAGAAATAACTGTGTTCTTTAGATTAGAAAATGGTAATCCTGACCACGAGGAGTTTAACCAATTCGTCAGGGATAACCACTTAAATAATTATATAGACTCAAAGACTAAAGTGGTATTTGTGTCTAAAAATCGCATACCTAAACCACTTTTTAACGCAGACTGGAAACCTAGAACTGCTCTAGTAACATCAACATACGAACATGGAAAAACTTCAGCGTACCTGAATGACTTTTCTACAGTTTACTATTATAATAACTCAGTGTCCGTAAGACATGGAAGAATAAAAGGAACAAGACAAATTGTCCAGTTGTAAAATTGTCATCAGAGACGAAGTTAATATTAAGATAGACGGATTACCTGTAGAGATTCGCAGGAAGATCTCTAATGCACTTAAATTTGAATTACCATATGCTCGCCATATGCCTCAGTATAAATTAGGAAGATGGGATGGAACTACTACGTTTTTTGGTCTTGGCGGGAATGGTTATCTTAATCATCTCGATGTTATCCTAGGCATATTAGAAGAGTGCGGAGTTGATATCGAAGAGATTGAAGACCTACGCAATCCACATAAATTTGAATTTGCAAAGATTACAGATCAGTATTGGGCCGACCAAGGGAAGGTATGGCCTAAAGGACATCCTATAGCCGGACAGCCTATTGTACTGCGTGACTATCAATTAGATGCTATCAATGGATTTATGGAGAATCCACAGGGTTTACAAGAACTAGCCACAGGCGCTGGCAAGACAATTATCACAGCAACATTAAGCGCACTTGTCGAACCTTACGGTCGTTCATTGGTTATTGTTCCTAACAAAGGCCTAGTGGTACAAACCGAAGAAGATTATAAGAACGTTGGCTTAGATGTTGGAGTATATTTTGGCGATAGAAAAGAACTAGGTCGCACACATACTATCTGCACATGGCAAAGTCTAAACATCTTAGACAAGAAAAGTTACGACAGTGATACATTAAGTCTAGCAGAATTCTTAGAAGGCGTAGTCTGTGTAATTGTCGACGAAGTACACATGGCCAAGGCGGAAGTGTTGAAGAAATTGTTAAGCCAGAACATGGCTAATGCTCCTATTCGTTGGGGCTTAACTGGTACAGTTCCCAAAGAAGAAATTAACTTCCACAGTATTTTAGCAACACTCGGTCCTGTGGTTAATCGTATCAGCGCACATACATTACAGGAAAAAGGTGTGCTCAGTCAGTGTCACGTTAACATTGTTCAGTTAATGGACGTTAAAGAATTTAGAACATACCAAGAAGAATTAAAGTACCTTGTCACAGACGTTGACAGGGTCGGTTATATCGCAAAACTATGCAATTCAATTAAAGACTCAGGCAACACATTAATACTAGTAGATAGGCTCGATGCAGGTAGACAGATTGTAGATGCAATACCAGGATCCGTGTTCATCAGCGGAGAAGTCAAGCTCACGGAGCGAAAGGAACATTACGATGAAGTTAAAGACAGTGATAACAAGGTTATTGTGGCGACTTATGGTGTGGCCGCTGTGGGTCTTAATATTCCTAGGATTTTTAATCTGGTTCTTTTGGAGCCCGGAAAGAGCTTTGTCCGAGTTATACAAAGCATTGGGCGTGGCATTAGAAAGGCAGAGGATAAAGACTTCGTCCAAATCTGGGACATAACATCTACTTGCAAATATGCAAAAAGGCACTTAACAGAGCGAAAGAAATTCTACAAAGAAGCCAAATACCCTTTCACCATTGAAAAGGTAAATTGGGAATAATAATAAACGGAGAATAAATGTATATTTTAACCTTAGATGACAAAAGTTTCGACTTGTCTAAGATGCCAGATGAATTAGAAGACGATATTAGATTTAGTGTATTAGACAATAATGATCCTAACAATCCAGATTTCTTTTTCATACCACTGATATTTTTAGAAAGTTTTAACAGTCCTGCCATGGTCCTTAACATTGGCGGACATGAAGTAACTATGCCCATTGACTGGAGTATAGCAGTAGGTGACAGCGAATGCGGCAATGAATTGGAAGTACTGCCCTTAACTAGTCTTAATGATAGAGGGTTTGAAGCATTTATTTTTAATCCATTGAGTGCATTTAAACACGAGTACGCACAAATTGAAATTGTTAATGTCTACAATGATGTTAAATGGTTTTTTCCTAAAATGAAAAATAACCAATTGTTGACAGTTCCATTGTATGAAGGCACTAAACCGCATTGTGCATTTTTTACTAAAGACATTAGCCGTCAAAGCGAAATTATTAACCACTACAAATTGTTATAATATGGGACAACTTAAACCTGGTGCAACTTATATCTATGAAAGAGCAGACGGAGTTACCTATGCTCGAGAAATAGGTGCAGATCCTAGTACACGAGTAGCCATCGGTTGGGATTACGATCCCAAACGTCCTGGTAATGGCAGGGAAACATTCCTAGCATCTAAAGAAGCAAGACTTTGGAAGAATGTTCGGGAAACTGCAAAGACCAATACGTCTTTACAACGATCACTGGATCGTGCTATACTAATCTATAATATTGTCAAGGATAAACAACAATGAGTTTAAAGGTAGCATATTTTCAACCAACTGTGTTGGCTATTGACCAAGTACCACCAGTTGAGTTTAGTCAAATTTTTAGTCTGTCTGAGATGTTACACGGACACCCCGAATTGAATGATGCAGATAATCCATTTATTAGTATTCGCGGAGGACAGCAGATACAAGTATATCCTAATCAACTAAACATTGATGTTTCTTGGTTAGTCAAATGGATTGAAAACATCTGTACTGGCTACATGGAAATTATTACAGCACAAAGCGGAACTGAAGATTTAAAACTGTGTAAGCCTGTTGTTACCAGCATCTGGACTATTCGTCAGACGCAGGGAGACTATCAAGAATTACATACACATCCAGGCGGCAATATCAGCGGAAACATTTATATCACTGCTCCAGATTTAGATGAAAATTTGTCTCCAACAGACGGCAATGTAGCATTTAGATTACCACAAACTAGAGATGTTGGTAAATTTATTATGACAGATAATTGGAAATATAAACCTACACCAGGTACTGTTATTGTATTTCCAAGCCATCTGCCACACACAGTTTATCCTTGGAAGGGTAAGGGTAATAGAACTGTAATGGCATTTGATGTAAGGATTGTTCCTAAAGATGAGTGATAAACTAACTATCAAAGATGAAACAGCGGCCATTGATATGGGCGCCAGAGATCTATGGGATAATTTCACAGAAGAACAGAGAAAGCAAATCAGTCTTTATCTATTGCTTAGGTATGCCAGCTCTATTAAAACCAGCGACAGAGAAACGCAAGAGTTGGCTATCTTCAAAACTAACGAGTACTTTAACAAGCATTACTTTAGTCTTAGTAAGCATCCTAAGTTACTGTGGTATCTTGTTTGTATGACTGGTAATGAAGAAAAGAAAATTCATTTTCACGAATGGATTGGATATAAAAAGAAAGAAGGTAACAGTAAAGTTACCAAAGTATTGGAAACA